TATCTGGGAGTCTTGCATAAGCGAGATACTCCTTTCCTTTAGGGTCAGTCTTGATCCTCTCTGGGACCTCAGTGTCAATGTATTTCCGTTGGAGAAGTTTCCAAATGGCACCATCTGGGTCATAGGTGTAGTCCTCAATAAACGTTCCCATTGGATATGTCGCCTCAGATGGCGGCAGGGTCCCAATGGTATCATAGTTGCCACCAGAAGCAATAAGTGAAGATCTATCCTTGGCTAAAATATAAGAACTGAAATATTGGGTAATGCCATCAGTATCATCAGTTTTGTTGGCATATCCATAAGAACCATAGATTGGGTTACCATCATAAGCCCAACCGAGCAGTGGAGAGTGTTCATCTGGAGTTTCTTCCAAATAATCTGCAAGAGGTTGAGGTTTGACAATGTATCCGTAATTCGTGCGAATATCATCTTTATCTTCAAACACGAATCCCATATTTTTGTCATAGAACCAATTTCGGGTATTAGCGATCTCAAAGTGTCTATCGAAGTGATAGAACTGAATATCTGCTTCTACCTCCGCTCCATATCCCTTTGGTTGGATTACACAGCTTGTGGTAAGGGGATCGTAGTCGATACCTGGGTGAACGATGGTTACAGAGGTAATTTGCCCATCTGCAATCTCACAAGCAAATACTGCTCCCTTTCCACGCCCAGATGCGTCCACTGCAGTGATTACTGGCAAATCGTTATAAAAACGACCACCACCTAACAAATCAGCGTTTGTAATTCTTCCATATCTGTCAAATCCAAATAATACGTCTGCATACTCCCCAGAGCTAATTCTAACGTCTGGTTTCTCTGTAAAACTGGTATCTGTGTCATTTGTGATTGCTACAACAGTCCCTTCATCCAAAGTGATGATTTCGTCCACTTTTTCATCATTAATTACCAGTGTTGGGTTTACATACTCAACACCACCGTTATGAATGGTGAAATGTGTGACTTTTCCAGTATAAACCTTATGGGGGTCGTTGCAGCTGTAAGCAGGGACCCCGTCAACAAACAATCCAATGGCATCTGTCCCTTTGGTCAGAATTTGCTGATTGGGGAGGATAGACTCCCTTCTGGGGATGACGTGAAGCTGATTTTTGCCCTGTAGCTCTGGACCCACTGTTAAATTGGATCTTTTGCCATCAATTACAATATTGAGGACATTTGGGTCGTCTGTGATGGCTTCAAACTTCTCAGTTCCCAAAAGTTCGATATCATCAGTGCTAAATGGGCCAATAACATCCATTGGCAAGTTTGATGATGACGCAAAGACAAACTTGTCGTCAAAGTAGATACCACTGATCCCATAAGTGTAATTTCCTACATAATTAACAAAATTCACCCTCTCACTTTGGGAAGCAAGAAAGTCTTCGTAATTTTCAAGAAGTGAGCCCATAATTGGCTCTCTGTCATCAACTCTACCTGGACCATTGACATGAACAAGGTCATCCACTGTATGGAGCAAACCTGGATCTTTGATGTCAACCATTTTGGCTAACCCCAGTGGGAATGCTCTGGAATGGTGTTCAACACCCTCTGAGTCAGTTATTTTGCCCTCATAATAGTAAGGACCCATGACCATAGTGCCTTTAGGGCTAGGTGCATCAGATCCTATGAATCCACGCTTACAATTAAGGAACTGGTTGAAAGATTTGCTCTCATATTGAATTGCTTCAGCCCCAACAATGATAACACCACTGTCCGGGAACCCTAAAGTCGTTTCTACAGTTACAGTGAAGACATCGCGGCCATCTTCGGCTGTTCCATACATAAACAAGTCTCTAGTGAGCTTTGTCTTTGGATTAGCAACAGTTGACCCTACTACATTGTCTTTTTCAACATAAATTTCATACTGGATCTCATCCTCGTAGGAATAATGGGATGCATAATCAACAATGATGGAACCATAGATCTCATTGTCATTATATGACTTCAGAATCATCTCTGAGCCAATAAGTTTATCTGGTGTCGTGTATCTCCACTCTTGATTGGTCACTGCAAAGGGCACAGGAACCATTCTAAGCAACATTCCCTCATACCAAGTAGATTTGGAAGGAATAATCATTCTGTCGCCAGGATACGCCACATCGACGTCATTCTCGGCGTACATAATCTTAAAGAGGGCTTTGATGCCCAACTTTGTACCCTTAGACTGGAAAAAGTCACGCATGTTCTCCAGAATAGTTGATCTGTCAACTAGTTTGGAGATTTTTTTGGCGTGAAAGCCATCTGCAAAGGTTTTGTGGATAGAATCCAGTATCGCAGACAGAAATAGTCCACTTAGGTTGTAAACTTCAACACCTGGGAAGTGATCTGCCGGTTCTGTCGTTTTGTAGATTGATTCATGAAGCAAATCTCCCAAAAGTGTGGTTCCAGAGGCACCACGTTGCAGATCATAGAAAATATTACCCTTTCTGTATCGATATAAGATGATTTCATCGTCGATCATCAAAACACCGTTCTCTTCTGGGAATCCTTCCCCAGAAAACAGCATTAATTTCTCATCTTCATATGCAGCAAGCAAATATCTTGGTTTATTGTACTCAATCCACGTTTTATTGGAGTCAAACTTGTCTCCAGACTCAGTGTTTAGCCTTGGGTAGTAAATTTGCTCAGTGGATTCAGTTTCATCATTAAATCGTTGTGAAAGATATGTGAATTCTACGATTGGTTTGGCATAAGTATCAAAATCTCTGTATTTTTGCAGATTCTGAAGAATATCCTGTGAGAAACCAATTCGCTCTTCACTCTCAAGAGCATATTCCATGAATTCTACGAATCGTTCGTAGTTCTCTGAAATATACAGGGGTAGGGTTGTGTCTACCTGTGAAGATGGAGTTACAATCTTATCAAATTTCATGCTTTTGCAATCCCTGTATCAATTACTGCACCAATGGACGATTGCGCGATGTCCAGATTGATGAAAGTCGCTTCTCTGGCTACCACATCCTGGTTTCTGGGAATTGCCCTAATCTCTAGAAGTTCGTTATCAGTTGTCACATTGATAATCTTAATTGGAACTTGATATCCAAGCAAGACCTCACCAGTTTCATAATCCACTGTGCCAAAGTAGTTGTTAGCAATGATTTTTTCGTTGGTTTCAGTGTAATAATATGTTCTGATATTGCCTTTAGTGTCATCCTCCATATAATAAACTTTCTCATCAAAGATGTTATTGACTTCCATCCTAAAACCAGTGGAACTGATAACAGGGTTGTTACAATCGATCTCCAATGGGTTCAAGAAACAGAGTGTGTAGGTTGCATCAGTGTTAATAACAGGTTTGACGTCCTTTCTCATTCTAAAGTAAGTGTTATTTCTTGTTATTGCCCTATCGGAGTCATCAATGATACCAATAATCGTTGAATATCTAACTGTGCCACCAAACTTAGAAACGACACTATCAGACTTGTAGCTTGTAAGGGTGTCTTTAACTGCAGAGACGATAGCAGATGAATCTTTATTGGTTTTGGACTCATCAAAGAAGGCAGTTGTGGCTAATTCTACGTTAAGGACGTCAGGATCAACAAATGCAAGGTCCAGAGAGGCAACTCTGAAGCGTTCAAGTGATCTCTTGATGTAATTCTTTGTTATAGCAGAGATTGCATCCCCAGTGATTGGTTTGATTGCAATGTAAACTCTACCATATTGAGGTATCTCTAAGGTCTCCCCTCCATAGCAGTAAATATCCTCCACAGCAGGGAAGATTTCCCTAATGATGGCCTCATAGTCATCTGTGGTTACGCATCGCTTCTGGGCCGCATAACTCTTGGGTGCTCTTAGTTTAATAGATGGGACACTTTCAATCTCAGCGCCAGAGTTGATCATTCCCAGCTGCAGGATCTGGGAGTTCTCAGTCACCCTGGTGCCATAAGAGTCAAACACCCTACCAATAAAGGTGTAGTTCTTGAGATCTTGGACCCCGTTGGCTAGGTTACCATTGGTGACCAAATAAGTGACATTGATCTTTGCGCCAGCTGCAAGTGCACGACCAAAGTATCCATCACCAAAGGTCAATTCATAGTAAGAGTCCTTTGTTTCCTCAACCCAGTAGACTCTCGACTCTTGAGTAAGGGTAACTAGGTTATTTGCCTGCCTGTAAGCGACCAAAGTCTCCTCTGACGTATCCTCTTGGACATCTACCCTAATGGATGTGGTGTCAATGTTCTGGTTAGCAAGAACAAACCTTTGAGCAAAGTCAGTCTTATCTACTTCAAAGGTATGAGTGAGTCTGTTACCCTCGAAGGCTCTTACATTCAAAAACCTACAAACACCTGAAGAGTTAACGATGGCGGCAACTTGTGTATCAATGAAGTTGAAGGTGAAACTAGCAGTTCCAGACCCAGCAAGCATAACAGCACCAGGCTGGATTTCCAAATACTCGGGAAAACCATTGGGATAGTTGTCGGGGTTTAGTCTGAGTTCCAGATCAAACTCTACAATGGCTGATCTGGAAGATGTTGGGAGATATCCCAACATATTAGCATTCTCAACTACATTCTGACGCAAAGATGCACTGGCCAAAAATGTCTCATTGGCCAGCATATTGGTGGAATATGCGTTTAGCTGAGATTGATAAGCATTAAGGTTGAGAATGACCTGGAGGTTGGAACCAGCAAAGTCATAATCAGTGAATCTCTTGGTTGATTTTAAATAATCGATCAGATTCTGCTTGATATTCTCAAAATCTACTTCTGTTAACTTTACAGGTGCCGTCATGAGCTACCGTCTCTTTAGATTTATTTATTTGGTTATCTTGTAGGTGCCAGGAGGTAGTCAACATAGAAAACCTGGTCATAACCAACGATTTTATACCATAAAGAGACCATAAACTCATTCTGATCCTCTCGTGGTTCTACTTTAAGAGTTTGGATCTCTGCTCTTGGCTCTGCAAACTTAATCGTTCGCATAATTTCGTCTTTGAGCAAAGTTGCTGTTGATGGATCAATCAAATCAAACAAATAATGCCTGGTGTGAGAGCCAATATCGCGATTAAATGGCACCTCAGATGGTGCAATCATGATAAGATTCTTCATTGCATTGTTAATTGCTCTCTCGTTGAGCAAAACAGTCAAATCCTGAGTAATAGGATTTGGTTCAAACGATAAAGAGATATCAACAAACGTTTTTTGTGTCCTTTTTAGCCTGATCCTGTCTGAAACAAGATCTAATTCGTCTTTCATTAAAAAAGGAGGGCCTCTGCCCTCCTATTTATTAGTCTAAATTGACATCCTCAGTCCACTGAGGATATTTTTCTTTCAATTTCTGTTTTGCTGCTTGGTCTAGGTAATAATCTGCCTTTGGATTGGTGATTAAGTACTTAGTTCCATGCTCTTGGAACATGGTTTCTTGCAAAAACTCAGGATAATCTTGGTTTTCAGCCATAAGTGCTCCACTTTTGGTTATTTATTACTTGCCTTGGCCTCGTGACTTCTTTCGTCGGGAAGAATTGCTCCTCGCAGATGTTTTTGTACGTGGGCCATCACCTTGATAAGTCTTTTTCTTGTGTGGAACGATCATTACTTCGCCACTTTTTGAAAAAATCCGTGCCATTTACTAATTTTGCTCCAATTTTTTGAGGTTTTCGTCGATTTCGTCTAACCGAATGTGGATTTCATCCAACACATCAGTCAGGTTTTTGTAAACTTCGCTCCCAGGGGGCTTATACATCAGCTCTGGAAAGGAATCTTCACTGTTTGGCATTGAAATATTCACTCGGTAGAGGCATTTTACCCTGCCAAACATAAGGAATGGTGGCTGTGCGAGCTGCCTGAGGGCCGAAACGCTGCCACATTGAGTAAAATTGATCCCTCAGGGACAAGGAGCAGGGAATTTTTTTGATATTTGTCAGATTCAGCAACATCACTTCTTCCTGAACTTGCTCAGGAGTGATGTTGTAGTAGTTTTTTAGTTCCATAATGTCATACAACTGATTTTATTGTACCATAAATACTTCAAAAGTTTAGTTTATTATGGCTTCGGGAAAGTTTTGCCCCTTCATTGGCAAAAAGTGTGTTGAACACAAGTGCGCTTTGTACACCAGTATTCAAGGTTACAATCATAACACAGGTCAAGATGTCAACCAGTGGGGGTGCTCACTAACATTCCTGCCTATGTTATCTATTGAAATTGCTGCAAAAGAGAATCAGACAGGTGCAGCTATTGAAAGTTTGAGGAATGAGTTCCAAAGTTCCAACAGGACCAACCAAAAAATGTATATGAATGCTCTTAAAACAAGAGTAGTTCCAGTGAATGTAAAACTAGAAGGGGGAGATACTACTTACCTTCCCCGATCTAATCAATTGTAAGGCTCTTTTTCACAGACGATAGAGTTAAGATACTTAACTCTCAGATCCATCTGTGCTGGACTTACACCCTGTTCATTAGTGCTACCTGTTGTGCTAACAGTGTGCTTGTGTGTTCCTGCGGGATCAGAGGTGCCTGTCACGACTTCTGGTTGGCACTTACCATCTATCATAACAAATCCATTGCTGCAGATACATTTACCATTACTACAAGTAGCATTGGCTCCACAGTTGACACCAACACATGGATCACATTGGTAGATAGGTGTATTTGTTCCACTTCCAACACTGTGGCTTCTGGAACCCAAATATGGGTGTGTTAAAGTGAACTTGATATTTCCGTTTCTTACATCAAACGGGAACTGACCAACATTAATACTGAAATTCCTTTTATCACCAGTCCATGTAACTCCAGTTGTGTTGTAAAGGTCTATTTTTACACCATTTTGTTCTGCAAAGGTACCACTTGTAGTTGATCCTTCATTACCTGTACATGATGTTGACATGTAAACTGTTCTTCGACCACCACAACTCTTGACTGGCCAATTATTATCCCTAACCCTAACACAACAATATGCGGGTTGACATAACGGTTCTGGATATCCACCAGGAACTTCTACACAAACACCACTAGTGTTAAGAGCATAACCATCAATACATTCACAATTCATTCCATCAAACTCTGCATTTTCTGGACAAGTATCAACACCATAGGAAGCTTGTGGGTCTGGAATACACGATTCTGTGTTTACATCATAAACATGTCCCACCTCACAAATACACATACCATTCACACAATTCATGTTGTTTGGACAGGTAATGTCTTGACAATCTGAGTCCTCAAGACCAAATCCAAGGTTTTTATAATCAATTTTTTCTAGTCTAATCATTTCATCTGAAACGATTGTATCAAATGCGGATTGATTTATGGTACCTTCCTGTAAATCTACAAAAGCCTGAATTACAGTGACAAATCCTTCTGTTGATCTGGCATCTAATGCTTCCAACAACAATTTGTCATATACTTCTCGACCAAGAAATTCGTTGTCTACCAACAGGTTATATGCATCCTCCAAGAATTCACCAAGTTCTAAATCAATTTCTCTTTCAGGTGTATAATTTGCTCCATCAGTAGTTATACTGGCAGCTTTATTTAATTTGACAGTGAAGTTGTGTGTGTGAGCTCCAGTCTCATTTGTGGAGCCAGAACTTGATACACTATGCTTGTGTTTTAAAAGAGGAACATTATGATTTTTGAATGCTGCAGTAAAGTCAAGGATACCTCCTGTACCTCCGCCACTACCATCAACAATTCTAAGAGCGTGCTGATTGTATCCAGTCAACTTGACCCAATGATCTGGCGCTGAAGCTTGAGGAAAAATCAGTCTACTACCAGCTGGCATGACCTGACTAAAGTCAACCTCAATTGAGATCTCGCCATCGATTCCATCGGTGCCGTTTCCATAACACCTACCATCAATACAGACTTCACCTTCTGGGCAATCGGAGCTCAGGGTACATTGATCACCGGATCCAGTAACACACTTACCATTGTCACCACAGAATTCACCTGGAGGACAATCTTGATCATCTGTACAAGGTGTTCCACTACCTGGAGGGATGATGTCCAGGTCATTCGTTGTGAAGATGCTGTTTGCAAACTGGTTAGCTGTGAACAGAGGAGCAATGTTACCTTCTTTGTCCTTGAGAATCAGGATACCATTTCCAATCGGGGACTGGTCATTTTCATCTGGGTTCCACCAACCTGGATCAACAATGATGTTGATGTCACCACCAGAACCACCACCAGAACCACCACCACCGATGGGCATACAGACCGAATCATCCAGTGCAGGGATCTCTACACACACGAAGTTCTCGTCACATCGTCCAGAGCCATATCCCCCACAAGGTTTGTAACAGAAATCATTGAAGCATTCCAGTCCATCTGGACAAGCACCATTAGCACAGCTGACAGGAACACAATACTTTTCGCCTGAGATATCTACACACTCATATCCTGGAGGACATACTCCATCCTCACACTTACCACCACCAGTCTCGCCACCTGGGAGACACAAATTCAATCCTGGTATGACTTCTGTACACTCAAATCCAGGCTTACAGGGTCTGTTCTCTTCTGGATTGCACACCTCATAGCAGTGACCAGCGAAACAGACAGTTCCATCAGGACAATCCGATCCGTCGTTACAAGGTGTTAGAACACAGATTCCACCTACGCACTCGTAACCTGTAGGACACACTTGACCTTGGCTACAATCTCCACCTCCAGGTCCACCAGGGTTTTGAGCAAAGCCTTGGAAAGTAAGTACACTACGACCATATTGGTTTGCAGTAAATACAATACTTTCTGATGCTGGAGAGTCAGGATAATCAAGAGGCTCAGTTCTAATTACCAGAGGACCATCATTGACGAAACCTTCTTGTGGGAACTCAGGGTAACAGATAGTAATTCCATTACCAATTTCCAAACAGGAGAACCCTTCTTCACAGGAATTTGGGTCTGATAGATCGCAGGTTGGGAAACATTCACCATTGTAACATACCATCCCATCTGGACATCCAGGACCATACAAGTCACAAGGGAATGGATATGGAATACAATAATCACCCAGATCTGTGCCTACACAAACAAACCCTTCCTCACAAGGTTTACCACTTCCATCAATGTTACATGCTTGGAAACACATTCCAAAGAAACATTCATATCCGATAGGGCAAACGCCATCTGCACAGGGGAACCCACCACCTGTTGGTACACAAATGTAGCCTACACCCTCATTGGTTGGAGTCTCAACACAATCCATTCCTGGAGGGCAAGTGCCTGGTCCAGAGCATGTCTGCCAGCAGTTACCACCCCAACAGGCATACCCAGGAGGGCATCCATCACCAGGAAGCAGGTCTGGACGACAGGGGAATGGATAGGGTAAACAAATTGAGTCACCACCTGTGATGCCTGGATCTACGCAAACGTAACCATCACCACACCCTACTAGGATGTCGCATTTTGGATAGCAGTAGTCTCCAATGCAAACATAATCAGGAGGGCATCCTTCTTGACCAGGAGGCTTCTCAGAATCACACGGGATCCTTTCACAATAACCATCAACACAAAGACGATCTGGTGGGCAATCGCCATCGTTCTCACATATTTCAGGGATGGGGCTACCAATCAGATAGCCACCCAACATTTTAGAAGTTACTTTGTAACTTTTATCTTCCCTGTTGATTAGCCATAGATCATCATCATCAATTGGTGATGGTGGGATATTATTTAAATTCGAGTCAGATGGCATTGTATTCTATCTTTAGAGTTATTTATTAGCCCCTTTCAGAAAGCTTATTGATTGGGGAGTTCTTACGAGTCAATTGACTCTTACGTCCCTGAGGCATTTGCATTGCATTGCGTCTCTGCATCTGCTTGTTAGCTCCAGCTGCATCACCTTTGGCAACTGCCTGTTGTTCTTTACCATAAGCCTTACCAGCCTGGCGATCCATCTTCTCTCTAGGAAGTGGCTTCCAACCCTCACGGATTGCGTTGATTTCTGCCTCACTGAAAATGCCAGAGTCTGACATTCTTTGGAGAACGTCCTCAGCTTCTGCCATTTCAATTGGAGCTGTTTCCAGATTGGACTCGTAAATGGTGTAAAGCTCGTCCCAAGTGTAATCAGACAGATCGTGACCTTCGCTTACAAGCTCCTGGGCAATCGAAAGGAATTCCTCTTTCTTCTCTTTGTCATCACATGAGCAATCACCAGACTTCTTGCCTTTCTTCTCATCCATCTTTTTCTTGATGAAGTCAGGCATTTCACCTTCGTTTACTTGCTTCTTGCCTTTCTCCTTAAGGGCCTTTTTCATTGGCTCTTTCTTGTCGCCGTCCTTGTCGAAGTCAAGATAGTCAGGCTTTGCGTGCTTACCTTCAGCCAAATCAAATCTATTATAAGTCCAAGGACCCTGTGATAGTGAAAATCCCATAGCTCTACGAGTTTTCAGTTATTTATCTGGTTCCTCAACTTCTATGTTTGCCTCTTGAATCATCATCTGTGCACCAGACAATAGATTATTCATAATGTCTGTTCTGGTACAGCTTTCGTTCCTAAAAGATTCAACGGCGGCGGCAGTGCTTCTCTGTTGCTTTGAGTTCTCAATAAGCAACATTGGGAGCCAAGACACTGCACAGGAGTACTCATCAACATCCTCACCAGTTTGAGGATTCTCACCTCTGATGTGAGTGAACCAAGAACACTTGGAACCCACACACTTCTTTTTAATTAATGGACACCACTGATCAGATTCAATCTTTACTTTCATTAAAATAAATCATCAACATCAAAACTTAGTTGTAATAAGTCAGTAACTGTAACTGATGCATCAATCGAATCCAAAACTGGTTGTAATCTAGCTTTTAACTCATTGATGTAAGAATTCATGGTTGGATGACCATGTCTCTTATTGTCTGCAGGCTCTAAAGACTTACCACTTTCAATGATATCATACATTGAATAAATTCTCAACTGGTTATTAATTTTTGCAGTAATTTGTGACAACAGGTGGATCTTGAAGTCTTGTTTCTGAATGACAATATCATCATCGTATTTGAAGGGAGCTCTAAACCATTCAGTTCCAGTCCACTGGACCAGAGGGTCATGCGTGTAAGGATTGGGTGACTCTATAAGAGTATATCCCTCAGGGGCTTCTGTTGGATGGGGATACTTTGTGATGTGCTCCCTTTGACCAACAAAGTATCCATCCTCAATTTCATCAGCATTTGCTGTGAGTCTAAACATCACAAATGGATACTTCTGTGCGTCCCAGTGTGCCTGGGCGAGGTCTACAATGGGACCGGTCAAGCGTCTCCATTCGTTGTAATCGATAGACTCCTCTGGCTTCAGGTACCCATCAACCTTTGCCTCATCACTGAAATACTTAAGACCCTGCCCTGTTTCTGTGTCAAACAGAACAATGTCAACCATTGGATCAAGGTGACTTAAATCCAGTTCTGTGGTCAAGAAGTCTACGTCAAAGCAGACAGTGTTCGTATTTCTATTAACTAGTACTTCCATAGTCTTTTTAGATATTTATGGTGACTTCTCACAGATGATAAAGTCGTTGTATTTGATTCGTAAATTGATAGTAGCACTACCACCAGCATTCTTAACTGAAATACCAAGGGCGCCGTTGTTGCCACTCGTGTAGCTAACACTCCCATTTGACACAGAGATGCCAGATCTTGCAGGTGCAGCAGATGAGGGGTCACCCTCATCAATAGAGGAGTAGTGCAGAGGTGTAATTTTATTATCCCTGTTGCCTAGGTTAGAAACCATAGCATTATCTGGGTGGTCCCTCATGTTGGCAACTGGTGTCATATGCTGGTGAACAGCTCTGGTGACGGAACGTGTCACTGTGTGAGTGTGGCCAGGGTCAGTCAATCCATGACTGTGTGATCCTAAGTTTGCAGAGTGACTGTGATTGTCCTCAGCAACTGCGTGCTTATGTTGTGGTACCTTGATACCAATATTGGCAAACGCTGTTGTAAAGTTTCCAGTTCCACCAACGACTCCACCACCACTCTTGACGATACGCAAAGCGGCGTTGTTCGTGTTGGAGTTACCTATGTTGACCCAACCAACAGGAGCAGTTGCGTTATTAAACAAAACCTTTGTGCCTGGTGAAAACACACCAACGAAGTCATAAAGATCTTGGGCTTCAACTCTGTAATTTGTCTCTAACCTCTCAGATAGAAGTAGATCATCATTTCTAATTGTAGTAGACATCAGTACACATCCTTTTGGCAAACAATGCCTTTGTGATATTTAACTGTGAAGTCAATAGAGTTACCAACGTTGCCAGTTGTATTGGTGGTCCTCAGATTAGTTGCTTTCCCGGATGTAAAGGAGACAGTGGCAGATGCGTTGTTCACACTACAACCAGTCTTACCAGCTGTGGGGTTACCACCAGCACCACCACCATCTGAAGCTGCAGAAACAACTTGTTCGTCCAGACGCCAGGACCAACCCTGCAGCATAACACCTGCTCCTGGGCCATAGTCACTACCACCAACTCCATCAGGACCGTTGTTTGAGTGATTGTGCTTCTGTCCCTTACCACCAGCTCCGTGACCGTGAGATGGATCTCTCACAGAGTGTCCGTGGCTGATTGATCCACTGTGTTTATGATTACCAGCACTAACAGTGTGGTTGTGTGTTGGTACAGATGTGGACTGACTCTTGAACACGTCTGAGAAGTCCACTGAACCACCACTGCCTCCACCGTTACCAGAAACAACTCTCACTGTTGCTTCACTAAACTGAGCACCATCGTCTGTGGTCCAACCAAATGGAGCAGCTTCCATATAAAACACACAACGAGAACCAGCAGGCATCCCAGGAATGTACTGCTTGACGTTATCAAAGTCAACTCTGTAGTTGGTGCCTCTCCTGTTGATGATAAACAGGTCTGAATCAGGTAATGTCATTGTTTCTTACATAGAATCACGTTGCAGTACTTGACAGAAAAGTTGGTGTTACTGTCTGATGAGTTGTTAATGGAGACTCCAGTCTTACCTGCATTAGAGGTTCCAGACCCACTACCAGAGTTGATAGTGCACCCAGTCTTGTTGGAAGGTAGAGTGCCTCCACCACCGCCAGCAGCTGCGTTATACAGCACACCCTGGTCGCCAGTTTTTGGACCTTTACATCGATAGGGCTTCTGGTCTGGAGGACTTGCTTTCTTACCACCAATACCAGTGGTGTGAGTGTGCCGTCCAACGTTACCACCAAGACCAGTGTGCCCATGGTTCTTATCAACTAACCCGTGGCCATGTGAGGGACTGGTGGATCCGTGACCGTGACCGCTGTCATTAAATGCATGAGAGTGTGCCGGAATGGGAACTTTACGACTTGCCATCACAGACTGTAACTGACTACCACTCGTACTAAACAAAGGGGTTGCAACTGGTTCACCATTATAGGTTCTGACTGTGGATCCAACTGAGTATTCTGAATCTACCAACTGTTCCCAACCATGTGGTGCAGCAGCCTGATAGAATGCCATCACAGCATTTGATTCTTCACCACCAAGTTCCTTCTTCAGTCTGTCTGCAGAAATTCTATAGTTCAGTTCATTACGACAGACAATGTAATGATCACTTTCTTGAACCGTCATGGCAACAAAGGCAAGCTATGAATTGCAGGGACTTGATTCCAACGGTTGCCGTTCCATATCTTTAACTCATCCAACACTTCACTTTCAGGTGTCAGTGAGGTATCCAACCAGTAGTCACCAATCTTTTTTCCCGCTGGTGGGGTATCACTCCGATGAGCACCACCAGCAGTTAACCACTCATCAGTTTCAGTATAAACATACAGCAACCCATCTGTTAGGTTATACCAATATTGACCAACGTTCCATGTGGTACTGCTACCAGTATCAGGTTGAAATGGATTCCCAGTTTGTGCAGCAAAGATTGTCAGATTGGTGGTAAACTTATCAGACGCAGTTTCGATGGTGGCATTATAAGACGAAGGCCCCCTGTTAACCAACAGAAGGTCATCGTTCTCTAAGTTACTTGGATTCTTAGCCATACCTACTACTTTTCTATTATTTATTCTTCTCTTCCAGTATCTTCCTGGTCTTCAACGTCTTCCCGGTCTTCCTGGAGCTCCAGATACCTGGAACACCTACCAGCTAACCTCTCAACGTCCTGCTCAGAGATATCACTGATTTCCTGATA